CTCCTGCACCCCTCGGCCATAAAAGCCGATTTTAGTAGGAGCCCAAGTTATGAAAACTTGGAAACTCTGAACCTCACGATAAATCACAGTTGACTCCTCGCAAATAAGCCGTGGTGTACGTTAAAGACACCACCCTTGTTTCCAAGGCGGAGGGGCCCCCTTTTGACAGGGACCTCACTGTTTCATATGGAGCATTCATAATTAAAAGAACCTCTGTTTCCGGATAGGAGTTTTACCTAGAATATGTTCGCTTTTTGAATAAAAATCTTTTATTTCAAAAGCTTGCATAGTTCTAATAATTCTCTTAACCTTAACAGAGTTGTCCTTAATAAGTTTCTTCTGTGTTCAGTCAATCTGAGAAAGATTTAACTGAGGATCCTCAGATACAAGTTTCCAAATTGATTCCTCGTCTATAGAGAGAGAATTTAGAAATTTCTCCCTTTCTAGCAAGGAATCCCTAGCCTTATCGAAAGATAAAGCATAGGCTCAGAAACCTGGACCCACCAACTTTAGAAACGCTTCTAGCAAGCGAAGTGGTCAAGTTTTAGTCACAAAAGTTCTTCACCAATTAAGGTAAAAGAATTCTTCTGCAGACTCTAACTTTTCTTTGGCTTCTCGGATATCGTCATATGCAATCGTTCTCAACGTTGTATATAAGCGATATTCTAGACTGGAATAATGGCTTACTAGTGAAGAGAAACAGTACATCATTGTTTTAGCATTGATGGACCTCTCCACTCCAAAAGTATAACCATTAAGTCCGAAGCCCGATCACAACGTAGTGAGGACATGTGGGCGCGTCTTTTTGACGTCCCATAGATCCTCAACACGAGCTAGGACTTCAGTAAAATGATTGAGTATTGAAAGTTTTCAAGCCTCTAGAACATACGCTGATGCATACATCTTATCTCTTACCATTCTCAGGGTTAAACCTGGTCCGATAGGAGTAATTTGTACACCGGGTCCTTTTCAATTCTTTGCAAATTCAGCAAACTCGAAAGAGTTCACTGATTTACTTAGATTGATAGAGACCCCCAGCGATTTCATAAGATTAAAATATTCCTCGGCAACTTTGCTGTTTCTTATAACAACATCGTCACCTAGAATACAATAATCTTTGAAATTCGCCATACCGACTCTTTGTGCTGATACACGCACTATCACATGATGTGTTAATGCTAGCATAGCCCAAGAAGAGTAGGCCCCCATTGGTTGTCCAACGGCATACTTATATTCTTTTCCTTTCCAGAATCACCCAAAATCTAATAAATTAGATCAGAGTGTTCCTAGATTAGGAGAAAGAACATTAAGAATGTCGCGTTGTAATTCAATAGGTAGACGATCTGTTGCGGCTGAAAGATCGAAAGAATAAAACTTTTCATTAGAGTCACCTTCTAGCAATTTGTTAAAAGGTTTCATCTGATCAAAAGTTCCATCTTGTTCGATCCCCTTCAATAATTTAAATAGGGCACTATGAAGAGGCTTAAGACTAAGTTGGATCCACCAGTTGGTTATTGCAACCACTCTGGCTTTTCCAGCTTGATCGAAAACTACTCCTAGTTTACCCATATTTAAACGTCCCAACCATCTTCCAGCTCGGAGTCCGATAAACAAAGGACTTCCTAGTAGAAGGATTATATAAAGCCAAACTAGGTACATAACCCCATTATTTCGATACATATACATTGTATAATGATACAGTGTAAATGGATGATCTAAGAAGGCTAATGCATCTAGACTGGAACCTCATGTAGATTTTACTGCATTTGGTCCAGCTGACTCCAATATAATTAAAGTTGGTGATTTAATATTAAAGGAACCCGTAGTCAACTCTGCTAAAGCCAATTTTATTAACTCAAGACTTATAGTCTTGGTAATACCATCGAATGGAGACAAAATTGTATCCAAACATGGTTTGACTTTAGTAGGGAAGACCCTAAACACTGAAACTACACTAAGGATACAAACTACTAGCCTTTGGTTATCACGGTAGCTTCTTAAAGCTTTACGTAATGATAAAGGTATAATAGTAGGGATTCCAGTATGGTCTCTCTTCACCATCACTCCTTTTAGGAATTTTGGCTCAGGGTTACCACTTAGTGAACGGATCACGAGTCTCATAACTTCCTTTAAATAAAAGAAAGTAAACTGAGGCCCGGAACGTGTTCAAAGCGTTCTTATCCTATTCACTAAGATTATGAAAGCATCCTTATGTCGATTAGATCGTGTAATTCAGATGACTGTTGAAGTATATTTTTGTAACTCTTTTGGAGTTATTCAAACTTTATTCGACAGCTTAGGTAAACGTAATTTTTGTGTTAATAATTTTAGCATAAATTTTATGTTACCTCACTAAAGAGATGTGGGACCAATCTTCAGGTCCTATAGCTCGGGACGGCCGAAACCGCTGGCTTGATGTACATAATCACAGATTATGCACAAGGCCCCCTTGGGGCTTGAGCGTTAACTAAAGAAAGCAAACTTATTTATTCGTCTGGGTTCTGAAGTTAATGCACACTTTTGGT